TGGCATAAGGTCATATACCACCTTCGTTTCTTCAAGATCCGGAGGGGTAAATCCTAAACCTCCCAACTGAGTTGGAAGGAGTAGGTTATAGATTATTCTGTTCTTTGAACGGATATAATCCCTATGGTTTCGGGTAAATAGCCAAAGGCATCGATCCCTTAACCACCGCTGTCCAAGTGGTAACCACTTAAGACGGCTAGAGAGTTGGTAACATTTTCCGAATATCGGATTTACCTCCTCGTCTCCTCGCTGAGGCTTAGTCTCAGGAGTGAGTAGTCGAACCTTTAAGGTTTCGACAAGGGCCGTACTTAAGTTAAACTTAGTAGGGTCCCGGGTGAATTGGTCATCGTCTCTAACGAGTACCACACCCTCACAGTACACACCTCCTCTGGAGTAAGTGTCTGTCTTGTCCTGAGAAGGGGTTAAACCCACTTCTAGGATCGTGGGAGGATAAAGACTAAGTCGCATCCTCTCCTCATCTGTAGAGGCTTCATCTATGATGTCGTCCCCTGCAGCTGCGAATGGATCTTTCCAGAGTTCCTTTAAGGTTCTCGGGATTTGATCACATCGCACCCTCACGTTAACTATCTTAGATAGAGCGTGTAGGATTGGTTTGGTCCCTGGAAGTCCCATAGGGCTTCCCCGAACCGTTACCAGGCCATCACACAGTGATGGACCTAGTAAAATTCTTCCCACATTACGAAAGTATTGTGAGTTCCCTAACCCTAAGGGTTTTAGGAACTGCTCAAAGAGTGGAAGAGCTTTCTGTCTAATGATTAAATCAGTAGCAGTAGCATAATCCCCTAGGAATAAGGTTTTACCTTTTTCTTCGGATTTGGGTGAGTATGAAAATTTCTTATACCACTCATATGCTTGATCTCCTGCTTCAAAGCCGGATTTCAGCGTAGGATCCTGCATCATCATCTTCTTTAAGAAGTGTGCTGCAGGTTGTAGGTAGGTGACTAATGAGGCATTAGCCTTAGTCACAATTCTTACCTTAGCCCCGGGCTCTTGCACGGTGCTAACAGACGATTCGAAGGGTTTCCCTGTCGATTCTCCGTTGTTATCCAGTATACCTAGTTTAACTAGGTCCTGGAAACAGAAAAACCACAATCCTGAGGAAAGTGGCTCTTCTGACATGCCGTACCTTTTAGGTACAATCCATGCTTCTGAATGATCAGCCTTACCAAGTTCCTTGGTAGGGTCGACATTTTCATTCCCCGGTAGGCTAAGCCATCGAGGTTTGTGTACTTCAAATTGGAAGGTTGAACCATCCATATTGACGTAATTGTTCTTTTCGTCAGTTTCAACTTCGAGAAGGAACTTAAGTAAGTTAGGTACTAAGTACCCGCGCTTACCGCCCATAGTGCGAGTTGCCTCAAGGCAAGCACTATTCGATACCGAGAGGTGAGCTGAGCTCGTCTCTAGGAAATCCGTGTTGCGTGCGCAATTAGCGACCTCTTCACCAGCCCTAAGGGCCGACTGGAGGAGCTGCACGGAAGGAGGACTAATGTCCTTTGGCATCTCAGTAGTATTCTTATAGAAATTACTAAGAGCCTCCTCTTCAGCGAGTTTGTCGCCTGGAGGTAATTGTCGATACGATGCTAGAGCAAAGATCGACGTATAATCCTCTCTTGTAAGGCTGTCGAGTGGTTTAACCACCCAGTCAGTCTGAGGGAGGGTTAGCGGAGTGTCTTCATTAAATGAAGATGCTCCAAAGTAGAACTTTTTGACCTCAAGGCCAAA